GCTCGATTACTATATCTGTCTTATCCTTCGCTCCGGTGGCGGGCCCCCTTTCACCAGTTCCAAATAGTGCGCTAACGACTCCTGCGGCAGCAGTTCCAAACGACATAGCGGTAAGTCCGGCGCCAATTGCGGAAAGGGCACCCGCAGTTTGCAGTAAGGCACCATAGTCCACTACGGACAATCCCTTAATGAAATTCAGAACGGGGTCGGCCGCAATTGCAATCATTGCCATACCGGCACCAAGAGACATCATCGCAACACCTAAACCAGTGATTGCAAGAAGACCGGCTCCAAACAATAAAGCACCTACACCAGTGAACATCAATGCACCGAGTCCAAACACCGCGGCCGAGAATCCTACAAGTGCAACTGCTGCCTTACCCATATCCTCCCATGAAATCTTGGTAAAGAAGTTGAGTGCGGCACCAACTAAATACAATGCACCACCCATTATTCCGAGTGCAACTGCGCCTGCGATTACATCACCCCCTATTTTGGAGATACCATACATCGCCGCAGTCAAACCAATCATTGCTACCGTACCTTTTGCGACTCCATCCCATGTAACACCGGTACTGAATTGCTGCATAGCCTTAGCGAGAATGTATACGGCGGTGGCGACCAAAATCATGGAGGCACCCGCGGCGAGCATATTCGCTGGTTTTACATCCCTCATAAATCTACTGAAACTGCCCATAGGTTTTTCAATATCTGTTGGGGGTTTCCCAGTCACACTCTCCGCGGCTTTCCCTGCGAGATTTCCCAGTGTATTGGATTTCGAGCGACCAAACTTACTAATACTCTCACCAAAGAATGTCCCAATCCCCTTTGCCTTACCGACCCAATCAACTCTCGAAATAGTCAAGAGGGCAAGACTACCAATCGTTATCCACTTTGCCCACTCCGCAACTATATCATGTTCTGCAAAAAATCCGTGGATACCTTTAACAGCCGACGATATACCATCAAATATAGGCGCAAGCATCTGCATTACTGGTAACATAATTGACGACACATCACTCACTATCAATTTCCACGAGTTCTCCATCTTCTTCATTGTACCTTGAATATCATCATCAATAAGGGCTAACGCCTTTCTGTCAGCCTTCTCCTTAGGCGTCATACTCCGTTCCTTGTCTCTGAGCATAACCATCTTTGCAAACTCATCCGTGGTCATTCCAACGGCTGATGCATAGGCTTTCTGTGCAAGAGGTGCCATCTTGTTGAACTCTTCGAGAGATGTGACCTGACCGAGTACGGACTCCATCGCCTTACCCTGGTCACCTATAAGTGCGTAGTAACGCGCTGCATCAAGGTTCAACGTCTTACCGCTTAGTATCTGGGCCTCCATCTCTGCATTGAGAGAAGTCTCTATATCAAGAAGTCCATCCGTGATATCAGAGATTTGCTTCATACTCATACCGAGTTTGCGCGCCTCTACGGCGGTCTTGAGGAACGCCTTTGGATTCTGCGACATAAATGAGTACGACCCCTCTGCGGACTCGGCGATATCCTTCATCACTTGAGATACAGACACGCCCGACCCCTTGGCCATACTTTCCAAATCCTTACTCATCTGACCTATCACATCTCCCTTACCGATAAGCGTCATATTCTTGACAAACTCAGCGGAGTCACTTTCGGCGACACCGAATTTCGCAGACAACTCGGCTACGGCCTTTACATTATCTTTCGTTGCGAGAGTTGTGTTACCCGCAGCTTCAAATAATGCTTGTGCAGATTTGTAGGCATCCTCATATCCAACACCCAATGGTCTAAGTTCTCGGGCCGCACTTTCGGCGGCAACTACAATTTCTTTACTCTGCGATACGGTTAGACCTGTGGTTTTGCGGAACTCGTCACCGGCTTGCTGCATTTCTTTCCACTTTGCAAGGGATAGTGCGAGTAGTCCGAGCATTATTAGCATAGGACTTTTCAATGCCTTGTCTATGCTTTGACCTATCTCAACAACTCGGTCTCTGGACAAACCAAACAAGTTTAACATCTGTTCTTGGGTTTCTCTTTGTTTATCCATCAAGACTTTAGTCGCACTCATCTGTTGATATCTTTCCAACGCAAGTTCGGCGGTTGCTCTCATAGCCTTTTCTTCATTGTTGAGTGAGTTGAACAGATTTTCTTTTAACCCCAAATTATTTTTATTGAACAACTCCTCTTTGACTTTTAGTTTGAGAAGCCGGTCTTCAATAGAACTTATCTCTTCGTGATAAGGAACTTGTTGTTTCATTTGAGTAAGAATGCTAGCCCCTTCTGCCGAGAGTTTACGCTCAACGGATAACACATCGGACAATAGCGTTATTTGCTCTTCGACATTACCTAATTTCTTAGATGAAAGAACCGTATCCATTCTTTGTATAACCAACTCTTCTTTCAAACTGCCAAGGAATTTTCGTTCGCTCGAACTAATTTTTTTTGCGTAATCTTCGAGTTCGGCCCAGGTCTCGGCAAGTTTTGTTGAATTTTCAACGAATCGAGTTGAGGCCTCCTCAATACCACTTAATTCTTCTTCAAATACCTTACTTTTCTTTTTGGCCATATAAGTATCTCAGTAAAACTTACAGTTTGTACATATTCTGGACTCTGCGTTCAATTTCGGCGAACTTGGGGTCATGTTTTCGAAGTTTCTCTATTCGTTCTTCCATACTTTTTCTGATTCTTTCCAAGTCCTCTACCGCTTTGAGGAACTCAGGGTCTGATGATAGTTTACTCGTAATCATCTTCGTTCGCTTCCTTGCGACCGCATCAAAAATTGCGGTAAGTAGTCGCTCTGCGATACCTTCGTTGAGGGGTTTCTTACTCATGAGATTCTCCAATTTCTGATATGACTCTTTTTACATCCTTTGAACTTTCTACTATAAATCGTTGTAACTCATATCCATTCCGTTTTGCAATCTCGTTCTTCTGTTGGTCTACCAGCACTCTATGTGGTAATGAGTGCCAATACGAGTTGTCAACTTCTATCAACAAGTTTCCAATGCGACCATCGAAAAATCGACCATCCAGTTCTACTTCTCTTTCTATATCAACATTCCACCGACATTCGAGCGCATCAAGGAATTGTTTTCCAGAAACAGAAGTCATAAACGATGGTTTTACTGTTTTAATATATCGTATCCGAGAGTAACTCATTTTCTTGCGCGTTTCGATAGAAAATTTCTTACCTTTATTCACTCCAACAGAAGATGATGGTTTTCGAAATGGTTTTTTATAATACGCATCATATCCATCATCAGGAAAACCTCTAAACTTTTTAATATGACGTTTTCCTAATTGTGCTATTCTTTGTTTTTGTATTTCTTCTGGAGTATGTTTTCTATTAAAGTTAGGATTGTTCTTTCCCTTCCTAACCGGATATCCAATTTTGGTGTAAGACATATGAACCCCTAAAATGAAAATAGGACGGCAAACTACTATCAATAAATATCTGTTTGGAGTAGTTTTGAGTCCTATTTCTGCGCAATGGCTGGTCGTTTAGGAACACTGGGCGGTGTTGTATTTCCACCATTTTTCGCATACTCTGCCTCCCTCTTCTTCCAGTCCTCAAGTTCCTTCATATAGAACCTTCGAAGGTAAACAGGCATATCGTATACAGTACCGTAGTCAAATCCACCCTCTGACGCCATGATGAGAGTGAATAATTCTCGGTGAAGGAGGATTTTATCTGTTACCGCCAGGCCAAAAAAACTCAACGGTCAATGGAACCGATAAGCGTTCCTCATATCCACAGTCCCCATTCTTACATTCGTAGTCGAATGTCATATCAATTCCAGGTTGAACTTTTTGAAGATGGCGGCGAAGTGCGAGAGAGTCGCTTGCAATCATGTCTTTGTCAACAAAGTTAACAATGGACTGAATATCCCTCTTACTATTAACCGATGTGATAACCTTCTTCAAGCGGGTACTAAGGTCTGCGGAATATCGGTCATTCATCTTCTTCATAGCCTTTACTTCGACTTCAATCTCACTCTCATCTTTGCTCGTGAGAAACTTGAATGTAATCTTGTTCCCTGACGGTAGGTCGTAAGAAAACTCATTGATGCCTTTTGGTAGACCCGTGAAGTCCACCGTCTTATGCTCAAGGGCACTGAGGTCGATGGTGTCTTGCTGTTTATGTTCACATACCGGGCACGTCATTTGAACTTGGTAGTCCTTGCCGTATCCTAGAACTCGTGTAGCAACCATCAACGCATTTTTGTCACCGATGAGAAGGTCGTCATAGTTGATTTGACTGACAATGACACTTCGCAGTACCATATCAATTGCCACGCCTTTCTTTACGAGGTTTGTAGATGTGAGAATGTCCTCTTCCTTTGCGCCCATGTACCGAATGTCAAGCACACCTTTTGAGAGTGGGTTGTCTGTCGGATAAAACCATCCTTGAGACGGTAGCTCAAGAACTTCCGTAGCGAACTTCGTTTCTGTCATTTTGTTTTTCCTTTGAAATGAATGTATGAACCATTACGAAACCCTTAAGAACAGAAAGTCTCCTACCGAGGGACGATGGGAGACTTTCTGATGGCTGCATTGTTACAACGAACTTGGGCCTATTCCATATTTTGTTTCTATGGTCTTTACCCATCCCTTATTACCTATTCCATTGTCTATCAGTTTTTCTTTTTCTTTTGCCCACTTAACCATATCGGTCGCACATTGTTTTCCATACTTCGCAGCAAGTTCAACGGTCATTTCCATGATAAAACGCTCCTAATCCAAGTCCAAATCCACTGGTTTTATACCATACTTCTTGAGGAACGAACCTCCACCCGGGCCGTGACCGTATGTTGCTTTTTCATATTCATCTTCTGCGAACTTCACTACTTCATCGGCAAACTTCTTACCATACTTACTCGACAATTTGTCATAAGCGTGTTTTGTTTTTCGTTTATATGGATTTGGATTAATGCCCTTGCGTTCTCCCTCATTCTCATAGTAATCTGCGGCTGAATAGGCGTCATAATATACATTTATGAGAGCGAGTTTTTCCTTATCTGGTGGCGTTACACTCTCTTTTAGTAATTGCTTCTTTTTCCATTCACGGATATCAAATGTACTCATAGTTCAGTCTCTCAAATTAGTACTGCAAGATTGCGTAGTCGTAACGAATCGTCAATTGAACATCAACAACCGCACTTTCTGCCCACGACCAATCACCGAACTGAGCTTGCTTAATGTATGCACCTTTCAGTGTCCACTCTTCCACCTTGTCACCAACTGGTCCAAGCGCGTTGATGGTAACATCCTTCTTATAGAAGTCCGAGTATCCCTCACGACCCGTAACAGACTCGTGTGACAATCGAACCCACTCCATAACTGCTTGTGCAGCGGATGGAACTATTGGGTCGTAGAGCGTGACTGTGATATCTTGCCATTCGCCCTTACCTTTGATTTTTCTCTTAACATTGATGTGGTCAAGAGTAATGTCCTCAAACGCGATTGTTGGGCGGCTACCTGCATGAACCATAAACGCCGGAATTCCTTCTATGTACATAATAAAACGGGCCTTTACTTTTGGTTCGAATGCCACACCGAATATTTCGTTCTGGTCGATTATAGCCACGATTGTTCTCCCATTACTTTGTGTAAAACACCTGATATCTCCATACCACTCTATCTCAAATAAATATCACGGTCACTTGAAAAATGTTTCTTTCCATACACCTATAAATATGAGATGAACAAAAAATTCGCACCCCGAAGAGTGCGAATTTCCCTTGTTTTCCTTACGCTATTTGAATAGGCGCACCACATCGGGGACAGAATTTGTAGTCAAAACGCGACTTCTTACCGCAACTTACGCAGTATAATTTGTCCTCCGAAGTAACCTCTTGTGCTACCCCTCTTAGCCAGAACTTGAATGCTACGGATGGATAGTCCTTCTGTCCAAAGTATCCGTTTACGAATGATTGATTGGACTTGCCTCCTTCAACGGTTGCGCCCGCGACTCCACTGTCGGGGATTATGTTGTTGCTGGTGAATGACATACAAGTTACCTTACCGCCGTATGTCACAGAACTCGCTTCATTACTCATCGCCCCCATTGAAGTCGAAACATACCAATCTGGGTCTGACCAGTATGGTTTGGGCCATCCCGAATCTCTTCGTCTAAGTGGTGTAGGTGGAGTGTATGATATAGTGATTTCAGGTTGTTTCTCAAACCAGACCTCAACTTCAAGCAGTCCATTCTCCGGACTTGATGGGTCTTGAACTTTAGAGTCCGAGAGTGGAACGAACTTGAACTTCTTACCACTGGACAAATCTCCATTTGTGATAAAACGCTCAATGGGAACTGACCCTTGGGCAGGTATGATTATCTCATCACCACCGAGTACATCCGTTCCATCAATTTTGATAGATGCGATTGCTCGCTTCCATGTTTGGTTTTTTATTTCGAGTGAATACTCACTGTTGAATGGTAGGTAGACGAACTTCCCATCGGTTTCACGAAGTGGTTGTCCATCCTTTTTTACGAGCACAATAATGCTATTTTTATACATGTGCGTTCTCCTTGTTTGTTTTGAGAGTGCTCCGAGTATGCACTCAAATTTTCTTTAAACTCGGACAAGTCAAACTTATGTGGTATGAGTGTGATTTTCCCAAATTACACTCGCGTCATATCCAGCGGATTGTAATTTGTTTAATCGCGCAGTATCTTTTTTCCAAGTTTCTTCAGCAGTCAATTTGGTGTTGATATTAAAATCATGTTTGTTATACAACTTTGGATTCATATGCCAGTAATCGCCAAACACCTCGATTACTTGTTTAGTCTCTGGTATAAATATATCCACACTTAATTTTACATCGGACAAGTAGTGTTCAAGAATCGCGTCCTTGTGTTTCTTTTTTACTTCTTCGAATACACGACGCTGGACGCTTGATATTCGGTGTCCGTTACTTCGGGCAGACGGTAGACAAAATGGTGAGTGAACACCATATCTACCCATCATCGTTGCTTGTGATTTCTCTTGATTGTTATATCCGGCATCACCGTGTACTCTTAATTTGGTTTCTTTTACTTTCTTTTGTGTTTCGGAATTATTCCAATGATTTTTGGGTGAGTTGGCCCAAATAGTTACTTTCTGTTTTTGATAGTCAGAATGTAGATGACACGCACTTGAACAGAACATTCTTTTCTTTCCTGTTCTAGCATGTCGTTCATTCTTTCTTCTCTTGAACTTAATCGCACAATGTTTACAAACTACAATTTCCCAATTTTTTGATTTGCGTTGCTCATACATACACCTACGAGAACACAATGTACTAAATTTCGTTCCCAGATATTCACTATTACACCATTCACATTTGTGTTTGAAAGACCGAGATGGTAATTGCCCAGATAATTTGTTCATAGTAAAGTCCCTTATACCGTGTATACATAAGTATAAGGGACTTTAATTTTTATCCAACCGGACGAATTAAAAATTCCCTTTATGCATTGGGGAAAGTTGCTCCCCCAGGAAGAATGTTGAAGTCGATTACGATGAACTCCGCCGTTTTGGTCGGTTGCAAGTAAATCTGACCGTACATGATGTTGCGGTCAATGATATCAGGTGTGTTGTTCGTATCATCCATGATTACCTTGAACGCATAGAGTCCACTCTTTTGCTGTACCGATGCCATGTAAGGGTTCACAATGTTCAAGAATCGGTTGCGAGTTGCCGAGTTGTTCTGTTCGAACACAAGGTAGCGTGATGTAGACGCAACAAACTTCTTGAGATTGATAAGCAATCTACGGACATTGATACGGTCGAGCGCAGACGGCTTCACCTGAAGCGTTTTCTGACCCCACGCAACTACCCCTTGTCCGGGGAAGGTTGCAATCGGATTGATACGCGCCTCATAGAGGTCGTCTCTCTCGGAGTGATTCAACTTCGTCCTTGCCTCAATTACTTCGGTAAGTCCACCACGATTCAAACCAGCTGGGGCGAACCACTCGTAAGATACACGGTCGTTAAATGCATACACTCCCGGCATAATTACGGATGGAGGAACCCAAATCTGATTGTTCGTTGAGGACTCAACTACTTTAACCCACGGGTAGTAGACGGCCGTGTAGTTACTATCCAGTTGACCCGGAGACAAGTCCATCACATTGATTGCCTCAAGAACGGTGTCATTAATTTCAAGTCCGTCCATAATGTAGAAGCAGTCACCGCGAGTTTCGCAGATGTTCTTAGCATAAGTTGCAATGGCTGTGTGCAAGGAGTAGATGATACCAGGTACGACAACCAAGTTAGTGTCAATCTCTTCCGCACTTGCGATTCCATCGAGGGCCTTCTTATATTGAGTAGTACCAGTTGATGTAGCCGTACTGCAATTGAATCCAAACACGTTTGTGTTCGTGATATTTTCTCCAACAGCGATTGATTGTGTTGGAACCATACCATCCCACCCACCCTGGAACGGAACGATGAACTTCCTCTGAGCTGCGAAGGATGAACCCGTTACATTTGCAAGTGAACCGTAGTATGGGGCACCACTAAGACTTGTTCCAACTACTATATCGTCAAGACTGAATGACACGTTTGAACCAGCACCACCATTCGTTCCCGGAGGCGCGGTCAAGTAGTTCATATTGTCTGGATACTCGAAGTCGAATCCGAAGAACTTGCGGGAATCATACACACCATCAATTGATTGTGTAGTGACCATCGTTGCTGCAGGCCACGAGATACCCGTTGGCACCGGTTGAAGTAATGCCGCAAATCCGTAAGGAACGGCGTATGGGGAGAGTACACTAACACCATCTGCCATCTCTACACGAATCTGTGTGCTATTGTTTGCGTATGAACCACTTGCGACTATACGATTCAGACCATCAACAACCTGGTTCGAAGTGTACCTATCGCCAATCCTCTTTGCAATATAGTTAGATGAATTTGGGTCGAGGCTTAAGTTTGCAAATGTTTCAACGACTTCTGGACGGCGGTCAAGGTCTTGTGAACTGAATGTACCATTAACCGAACGAACTACTACCGTGAATGAACCGTAGTTGTTTGATGCACCCGTTCCAGCCTTAATATCTTGAACACCAACCTTGATTTCGTCATTAGAGATGTTACCATCACCGAGTGTATGGAATCGGAACAAGTTACTCTTTACACCAGAGAGTGTCTGTGACTGAATCCACGGGGTTGTACCGTGGTTGAATCCCGTTGCTGTTTGATACGCGGTGCCAGTTGTCACACTACCGGTAATACCTGTTCCTGTGGAACCACTAAAGTTGTCCGATAGTTTTGGATTGTAGTAGAGAAGGTATAGTTTCTTTGAACCAAACGGACTGGTCCCGAATACCTTCGAGATATAGTTAGCACTCTTAATATCAAGCGATGCGCTATATGCAGTTGTACCATCACTAATAACGAAGTTGCCTCCACCATTAACACTTGCACTTATAGCCACATTCGTTACGGTGTTTCCACTGGTTTGTGCAAACGCAGCGACCGTGCCACTTGTTATATTCGAACCCGAACCAACGAGAACGAAGATATTAGTATTCCATTTATCTGCGCCAAGTACACGAACGATGTTTGCTACACTCGCGTTCGCCATATACGATTCCACCGTTCGAGCTACATAGGTATTTACTGACGATGGGCCGAACTTAGCGTAAAAACTATTGATACCATCAATCTGAATCGGTACAAGCGCCGGCCCCTTCTCGGTAGGCCCGATAATTGATGCACCAATCGCTGATACGCCTTGTGCGATGAAGGACAAGTCCTTCTCCCTCGTAAATACGCCAGGACTAACGATTTTTTCCGCCATATTGTTTCTCCATTATGTGAGTTAGTACTGCATCCTTATGCCACTGGCGGTTTTGGAATTGGAGTGAATACACCAGTTACTGGATTCAATTGACCTTCACCGTACTTTAGTTGAAATGTGCTAGCGAGATTCCTCTCTTGAGTGCGGATTGTGTCTAACTCTTTCTTTGCAGTATCGAAATCAACCGCGTTCTGTGTCATACGAAGTTCGATGGCCTCTTTATCAAGATACAAATTACCAAATTTATATGTGAGTTCACCGATTCTTCGCTGCAGGTCTGCGATTGCGTTTAGTTCTTCTTGCGTGAATTTTACTTCATCTCCCATAACGACCTCCAAAATTGATTATGATTATTCGACTATAAATATATATCAGGTTTTCGAAACTATGATTTTCTCTACCGCCTCAATAACAATTTGTGGGTCTACAAATACGTTCGGGTCAAACTGCTCGGCCTCCCATGTCTCAAACTGATGATTCCGAAGGAATTTAGGGTCTTTTAGCAAGTTGGTGTTCTCTGGGTATCCGAAGAGCGCGGGGTCTGACTTGCCCCAAATCACCACACCGTATTTTTTTCGGTAGTGCGCCAGGTGTTGTAGGAAGTTGTCCACGGCGATGTAGGTGTCGCACTCATCAACGAGCATCTCTACAATCTGCACTGAACTATAATGAACAATTTCTCGGCATGACGGAATGGTTGACTCACTCCCATACTGAAGCTGGGAGACTTCATGGCCTCTCTCCACTAGCGTTTTGACGACCTCATCCCAGTAGGGATAGTTCTTCGGGTTCTCTTTTCCATCCCGCATCGGTTTTGAGAATGGAGATATCAGTATGCTCATAAGTATAGGCTCCTAAATGCGTCCACGATGGATTTGTTCCACTGATGTTTCCACATCCAGTGGTATATGTTGAATCTCGTTATATCTCCGAATAAATTACTAGCGTCCGCGATACTAATTTGCCTAACGCCGGAGTCGGCGAGTGCGTCCGGGAAGCATGATGCGATGACTATATTATTTCTACCATACCTCTCTATCAGTTCATCGAGTATATGTTTGAAGGCGTAGTGGTCACCTATACCATTGTCGAGTACTATGTACTTATTGTTATCAAAGAGTACGCCTCGCTTACGCATTTCCTCCTTGAAAATCTTATCATCGTGCTCCCATAGTTCAACATTTCCATACGCACGAATCCCACCAGTTGCCTCTCGGAAGTGCCATGTTATGACCTCTCCGATTACAAGAAGTTTGTATCCATTCGTTCTAATACCATGAGTGAACAAAGTCTCCTCACGATGCCCGACGGGAGACAAATCCATCTGATATCCGTGACGAGCGGCCGACTTCCGATACATAAAGGTGTTGTGTAGGTGGTCTGTTTCTAAAATACTATTGGAGTCACTCCATTGTAGATTCGGGGTATCTACACACCTCTGAATATCTCCCGAGCACTTCTCACGTGGAAATATCTCTTGGTTAGGGACGCGAACAATACTCCCAACCGCACCAACATTATCATCCATCCACCTCATAAGATTCTCGAGCACGGTTGGTTCCGGGAAGTTGTCGTCATCCACTCTCCAGATAAACTCGGTTTTTACCATATCGAGTGCCTTCTGATGATTCAGCACTTGCCCCTTCCGCTCACCGAACACTACACTCCACGATATGTTTTTCATATCAAGGTACTTGAATATATTGCCGTAGAGAGAGTTCTTGCGAAGGTCTAACTGCTCTCCGTCATCAAAGATGATAAGTGAGTCAACCTTAAATGTCTGATTTGCTATGCCCATAATTGCGAGCGGTAGAGTAGTGAAGTATCTGTCCTTTGTTGATATGTAGGCGGTCACTCCGTATGGGTTCGCCGGATTCTCAACGGCGATAGTTATTGGTTTGTCTGTCCTGACGAACTTATATGTCTGAGCGATAGTTTTTGTGAAGATGATTTCGCCAAGGTGGTCTTTCTCGTAGTAAAATACATCAGACTGCGGCTGATGATATGGGTCGAACCCAGCATCAACAAGGTACTTCACAAGTTCACTGATTTTGTGACCGCTCGTCATCTCATCGTGAATCTCGGCGTAAATATACTCGAACCGGCGCAGTTGCTCCACTGGTGTACTCATAATAATTGGAAACTCCGCCCCCTCACAATCAATTTTAAGAGCAAGTTTATCATCACCGGTCGTAAATCCTCTCAGGATACTACCGAGTGAAATAGCAGGTATCTGTACGGAGTCTCCAGTCGTAGTTACCTTGCTTGTGCCACCCTCATCCTTGAAGTGAACAAAATTTTCGTCATCATTATATACAGCTGCGTGATACGCCTGAATACCTTGTTTCCCGCGAATGGCCTCAACCAATTTAGCGAAGTTATCGGGGTTCATCTCAAATGCGATAACTTGCTCGGCACCCATCGACTTGAAGTACAACGCCGAGTCACCATTGAACGCACCAACATCAATGACTACCTTACCTTCAATTTCTTTTCTATCAACGCCGTAGGTGTTCAGAGTCCATATCTCCGTGTGGGAAATCTCCTCTGTAGTCATTCTCGCACTATCAACGGCCAACTGCGATGTATTCATTTCTTGCTCCTTCTTTGGTAGTGGTTTGTTACACTCCACTCTCATATTATCTTCTGGGATTACGGGGTGATGAATCTGTTCCGGTAGAAACACGATATTTTCATACCCCGCACCTGATAACCACTCGGTCATTGAGTCGGGCCACCACCCAAACAAGTGAGGCGCAGTTATATCAGTTGGTTCACCAGTTTCAGTGGTGTTCACCGACCCATAGATGCAGTTTGCGATACCGTACTTTCCACCACGGTCTGCCTCCGTAAAGCGCCTGCATAGTACCTCAAGATTTGGTACTTCGATTATGAGTCTACCACCGGGTCTGAGTATCCGTTTCCACTCAGCGAGTGCGGCGGACAGCAGATACGGATTGAGATGCTCGAATGAGTGTGAGAGAAGAATCTCATCAACACTATCGTTATCAAACATAGGCATCGGTTTGGT